GTCACATCCATTTCGTCTGTTGTCGTATTGTAGATTGGGCCTTTAACTATTCTATCAGTCTTAGCATACGGATCTAATTTTTCGAATCTTTGAGGCACATCTACTTGATGTTTAAAATTCATCTCAGACACCAACACTCGATTCTCTATTACTGGTACGTTAGGATTATGCAACCCTAACCATTTTCTTACTCTCTTCCGGGCTCCATCATAGAAATCACCAATCACTGACACCACGCTTGTTGCAGTTTTTGTCGCCAGTGCTCCCAGTGCTGTTGTCGCGGCCATTTCCATAATTGGAGCCGCCGCTGCCACTATGCCTGCCTCTGGCTTAAATTCAGAATCCTCTTTCAAAGAAATCTTAAAAGAGTTAACTAAATTCAAAGGAGGTTCCCAATCCAAATATCTAGGCGCTGGAACATACATTTCAAGTTCGTTAAATTTGGCTTCAATGTTTATCGGTAAACTATTTGTAGACCCCTCGCTAGCCAGCAATGGGTTTATTACTATAGCTACCAACGTCGCATATGAGCAATTTCTATAATGTATATCAACGGCGCTCGATATAGAATCAAGCTCAACGTCCAAAGATCCGAAATCAGTGTTACAATAAAAAGGAACAGGAATAGTAATGTTAGTTGATTCGTTAGCAAAGAGAAAACCGTGTGGTCCACTCATCAAAGTGTTGATAAGTTGCGTTGCGTCGTTTCTAGGGTAAGACGGAACCGGAGGAACTACGCCGAACATTATACATCCAGAATGCCCTATAGTGCCTGACAAAGAAATTGTCAGCTCCATAGACGCTCTACCCAAAGACGCCATTTTGATAGCATTATACAACGTTTTATTGGACCTAAAGACATCTCTAGGCAAATCATTGATAGGTAGTTCTAAAACGTTCCTACGATTGACTGTTGTCGGCCACTCTACGTTTCCTATGAAGAACGGTCTTCCTAGTAACGCGCTTGCATCAACTTTATAATCTGAAGGCAACCAATTCTTTGTAGTCACTAAATTGTAGTTGGATTGCATGACTGGATTGCACTCCAGTTCCATTGACGCTACTGAAGGCGCTGGCTCAGTTGTACTTTGCCGCACCATCAATGAATCTGCGCTACTCACTTGTGAAGATTGTGAGAAAAATTCCCTTATCGTGTGCAACTTGCTTGGTTTGCACCGTTTCATTACTGCCTCGCCCAATCGCATAGTCTCACTTATATCGGTTTTCGACTGCGACTCAGCTTTGTTGCTTTTGTTGTTTGACTTTGATGCAGAGCCTACTGCGTTTTTAGAGCCTTTACTGGCTTTGTTGTTATTTATATTGC